TCTCGTGGGCTCGGAGATGTGTATAAGAGACAGATCTCTTACCCCCCTATAATCCCCCCTTAATCTCCCCCGAAAAGAAAGAGAGAGGGCGCGCTCTGTCGGTGGCGGTGGGGGAATTTGAAGACTCTACTTAGGCGAGAGGTGGTGAGCCCGTTGTGGCAAAAGGCAAATATCAGCGGTGGCTGGAGCCGGACGGGCTCCTGCTGCTGGAGGGCTGGGCCCGGGATGGGCTGACAGACGAGCAGCTTGCCGAAAAAATGGGAATAAACCCCGCAACCTTGTACGACTGGAAGAATAAGCATCCCGAGATTTCCGAGGCCCTAAAAAAGGGCAAGGAGATCGTGGATATCCAGGTGGAAAACGCGCTCCTGAAACGGGCCTTGGGCTATGAGTACATGGAGGAGCGGGTGGAGATCAGCGAAAAGGACGGCCGGAAGGTCATCCAGACGACAAAGACTGTGCCACCGGACACCACAGCACAGATTTTCTGGCTAAAGAACCGACGGCCGGATAAGTGGCGTGATAAGCCGGAAGAACAGACGGAGGCTGCGACGCAAACTATAGAGGCGTATCTGCGAGAGCAGGGGAACAAGGACGGCGGCAATTATGAGTACTGAGAGAGGGCGGAGGCATGAGTAAGGTAAACCTACGCAATGCGGGCTATTATATCCAGCACTATCTCATGATCCGCACCAAGTCCGGGCGGCTAGTACCTCTGCAATTTAACCCACCGCAGCAAAAACTGTATAGGGCCATAGCGGCGCAGGCAAAAGCCGGGAGGCCGATCCGCATTATCATTCTCAAGGCTCGGCAAATGGGATTTTCTACTGTTACGGGCGGCCTCATCTTCCACCGGACAGCCACGCGGGAGCTAGTGGAAAGCCTGGTGGTGGCCCACCAAGAGGATGCAACGGCAAACCTGTTTGCCATGTATCGACTCTTTTACGAGGAGCTGCCCAGGCCGATACAGCCCCTCAAAAAGGCAAGTAACGCCCAGGAGCTAGTGCTGGAGAACCCCACCACAAACCCCGACCGAAAGAAGCGTGAACCGGGCCTGCGAAGCCGAATACGGTGCGCCACGGCAGGCGGCAGGGGCGTTGGACGGTCATTTACAGTCCGCAACGTCCACCTGTCCGAGTTCGCCTTCTGGCCGGGCCGAAAACTAATCACTTATGCAGGCATTATGCAGTCCGTTCCGGATCAGCCGGACACAATGGTCGTGATAGAGAGCACGGCCAACGGTTACGACGAGTTCAAAGACCTTTGGGATGATGCCGTGGATGCGTGGGGCAGGGGTGAGCGGGACGGATTTATGCCCATCTTCTTCGCCTGGTGGGAGATGCCGGAGTACCGGCGGCCTGTGCCGGCCGATTTCCAGCCAACGGAGGAGGAGGAGGCAATCAAGGCGACTTACCACCTGGACGACGAGCAACTCGTCTGGAGGCGCTGGTGCATCCGAAACAACTGCGGCGGTGACCTGGATTTGTTCCGGCAGGAGTACCCGGCCAGCCCCGACGAGGCGTTTGTGGCGAGCGGGCGCTGCATCTTCGACCAGGCCGCACTCATTCTGCGACGGCAGCAGGTGCGGAACCTGGAACGGAGCGTGGGACGGTTCGTCTATGACTACGACGGAAGTACCATCAACAACATTCGGTGGGTCGACGCCTGGGACGGAGAGATCATCATCTACCAGGAGCCGGAGGACGGTCACCCCTATGTTATTGGCGCGGACACCGCTGGGGAGGGCTCCGACTTTTTCGTGGGCCAGGTACTAGACAATGCCACGGGGAGGCAGGTTGCCGTTCTGCGGCAGGAGAGCGGCGAGGGCGAGTTCGTGCGGCAGCTCTATTGCCTGGGCAGGTACTACCATGATGCTCTGCTGGGGGTGGAGGCCAACTTTTCCACGTTCCCCAATACGGAGCTGGAGCGGCTGGGCTACCGTAACCTGTACGTCCGGGAGACCCTGGACAACTATACCAACAAGCCACGGCAGTCCTACGGCTTCCGCACGGATCGCATTTCCCGGCCGCTCATCATCAGCGAGCTGGTGGAGTTGGCCGCGCAACGGCTGGAGCTCATTCAGGATCACGAGACACTGGGCGAGATGCTGACCTTTGTCCGGAACGAGGCCGGGAGAGCCGAGGCCCAGGAGGGGAAGCACGACGACTGCGTTATGGCCCTGGCGATTGCCCACCACATCCGCCCGCAGCAGAGATACACCGTGGAGGCCGCCAAGGAGGCGGGCGGCGCGGTGTGGGACGACTCCATGTGGGAGGACTACAACAACGCAAGCCCGGAGGAGCGGGAATACCTGATTAAGAAGTGGGGGGAACCCAAGCAATGAAAAAGAGAGACAAAGACCGGCTGCGGCTTTGGCAGGACAGGCTCAGGAGGGCCAACGCGGCGTATGAGCCGGAACTGTCCAAAATGGACGGGCGGGAGGAGCTCTACCAGGGCTGCAACCGCATCCGGCCCATCGTTTGCACCGCCCGCAAGAGGGAGACCCCCCACGTGCGCAACCTGTGCGCCGAGCTGGTGGAGAGCCAGGTGGACAGCAACATCCCCCAGCCCAAGGTCACGCCCCGGCGCAGGGAGGACGAGTGGCGGGCCAAGCTCATCGAGGACATGCTGCGCAACGAGCTCGACCGGCTGCCCTTTGAGGCCATGAATGACATCATGGAGCGCACCATCCCCATCCAGGGCGGAGGGGCCTTCCTGGTGGAGTGGGACAACAGCAAGGCGGGCAGCGCCACCGTGGGAGAGCTGGCCGTCTCCACCCTCCACCCAAAGCAGATCATTCCCCAGGACGGGGTTTACACCGGCGTGGAGGATATGGACTACATCATTCTCAAAATTCCCCAGACCAAGGGGTACATCAAGCGTACCTACGGCGTGGACGTGTCTGAGGAGGCAGAGGAGGAACCCGACGTCAAGGGCGGCAGCGGAGAGGGCACGGCCGACGATATGGTGACCCAGTATGTGGCCTACTACCGCAACCCGGACGGGGGGATTGGCCTGTTTTCCTGGGTGAACGACACGGCGCTGGAGGACTTGGAGGACTACCAGGCCAGGCGGCTGCGCCGGTGCGCCCGGTGCGGAGCGGTGGAACCCCTGGAGGCCGAACCAGTGGAGACCCCGGCGGACAAGGGGCTGCTCCCCGGCATGACCCCCGACGGGGCGGGCGCGGGGCCGGACGGCACGTCCACCGGTCTGAGGGGCAAGCGGAGGGTCTGCCCCTACTGCGGCGGCGACAAGTGGGAGGAGGCCAAGGAGGAGTATGAGGAGGTCTATGTCCCCATACCCCGCAGCGACGGCACCGAGATTCCGGGGGCGCGGCCGGTGGAAGTTGTCACCGATACAGTGGACGAGCTGGGCCTGCCCGCGGTGGCGGTGGTGCAGGAGCCGACTCGGATTCCCTTCTACAAGCCGGACATCTACCCGGTCATCCTCCAAAAGAATGTGAGCGTGTACGGCAGGTTCTTGGGGGACAGCGATCTGGACAAAATCTCCGATCAGCAGAACACCACCAACCGCATCGAGGCCAAGATCATCGACAAGCTCACCAAGTCGGGCAGCTACATAAGCCTCCCCAACGACGCCAAGATCCGCTACGACGAGGAGGACATGAAGAAGATCTATCTCTCCAGCCCGGCGGACAAGTCCTATCTGGACGTGTACGACCTCCAGGGCGACATCGAGCAGGACATGGCCTATCTGAGCCAGGTCTACGAGGAGGCGCGGCAGGTCATCGGCATCACCGATTCCTTCCAGGGCCGCAAGGATTCCACGGCCACCAGCGGGACGGCCAAGGAGTTCTCCGCCGCCCAGGCCGCCGGACGGCTGGAGTCAAAACGGGTCATGAAGAACGCGGCCTACGCGGCGCTCTTTGAGGCCATGTTCAAGTTTAAGCTGGCCTACGCCGACGAGCCGCGGCCTGTGGTCTCCCACGACATCGAGGGCCGGGCCGAGTACCGGCAGTTCAACCGCTACGACTTCCTGGAGCAGGACGAGACGGGGGAGTGGCGGTGGATTGACGATTTCCTCTTTTCCTGCGACACATCCGCCCCCCTTGCCAACAACCGGGAGGCCATGTGGCAGGAGACGCGGATGAACCTCCAGACCGGGGCGTTCGGCGACCCGACCAACCTCAAGACCCTGATCCTTTTTTGGACGAAGATGGAGCTGCTGCACTATCCGGGCGCGGGCGACACCAAGACCTATCTGGAGCAGGAGTACCAACAGCAGCAGGCCATGATGCAGCAGCAAATGGCAATGCAGCAACAGCAGATGCAGATGCAGGCGGTACAGGACACCGTATCCAGGGCGCGGGAGGAGGCGGCCAGGGATGCGCAGCCCATAGGCCCGCGGGCGGCCACAAGGGCCGCCCCTACGATGTCAGTAGGACAGGGACAGCCCGGCCCCTAAATGGGGCCCCCGCGCGAGCCCAGAGAAAAGCGCGGAGCGCCCGGGAGCAGGGCAACAGCGAGACCCGCAGGCGAAAAAGCAGTTGCACCGCAGGTGCAAGGTGTTTTTCGCGGAGGGACGAGCAGTTGCCCGTCGCGGAGGGCGCGTAGCGTGACAAAAGCGGGGCGTGTGGGGAACATAGTTTGCGACGACGAGCGCACGCCAACAGCGCAGAAATGGCAAATCCAGAGGAAAGGAGGCGCGCAGTATGGCGAACGGATACATCGGCAAGGTCAGCCACAGCGGTGTGCAGAAGGTCACCGCCCCCAACCCTGCCACAGGCAAGAAGGGGAACGGCACCGTTAAGAAGGGCAACGACCTGAGAACGGGCAAGTAATAGGGCGAAAGGAGACCATACATGGAAATCGACTACGGCGCGGTATTTGACGTAGAAGTACCGGAGACCACTACAGGCGCAGAAGAGACGGAGATCGCCGCCCCGTCGGAGGAGACCGGCACAACTACGGCCACCGCACAAGGCGCAGAAGAGCAGGAGGCCGCCGCCCCTGCCGTAGAGGAAACGGAAGAGTCCGAACAGCCTCAGGCGGAGGCACCGGAGCAGGAACCCAAAACCGACCGCGACGCACAGTTTGCCGCAGCCCGCCGCAAGGCGGAGGCGGAACGGGACGCCGCTATTGCCCAGGCCAAAGAGGACGCCCAGAAGCAGGTGGACGAATTTTTCAAAACCTCGGGGCTGATGAATCCGTACACCGGCCAGCCCATCACCACCAGAGCGGAGTATGAGGCATACCGGGAGCGATTCGAGGCCGACCAGAAGGCCAAGCTCATGGAGAAGGCGGGCATTACCCAGGAGGAGTTCCAGGCGTTTGTCCAGGGCCTCCCGGAGGTGCGGGCGGCCCGGCAGGCCAAAGCCGAGGCGGAGGCCGCCGCAAGGCAGGCCAGAGAGCAGGAGGCAAAGGCAAGGGTGGACGAGCAGCTCCGGCAGATTCGGGCCATCGACCCCACGGTCAAGGAGCTGGGTGATCTGGCGAAGCTGGACACCTATCCCAAGCTGTACGACATGGTCAAGCGGGGCTACTCCATCCTGGACGCCTACCGTTTGGCGAACTATGACACGCTGACCCAGCGGGCCGCGGAGGCCAGCCGGAAGGCGGCCATCAACTCCGTGCAGAGCAAGCAGCACCTGAAAGCCACCGAGAGCCGCGGCGGCGGGGCGATTCCCGTCCCAGACAGCGTCCTTGAGGAGTACCGGGTGCTGAACCCCGGCGCGACCAAAGAGGAGATCCAGAAGCACTATCAAAGCTACATGAAGAACAGCCGAAAGGAGCAATAAAATGGCATTTCTCATTCAGCAGGTAGACGGGGGCAGAATCCCCGGCATCGAGTACCTGCCCGCGGGGGCCATCACCCCTAAAGTGGGCATGGCCCTGACACAGACAGGGGGCAATCTGGCGGTTGCCAGCGGCACCACCACCCCCACCTACATCAGCATGGTTGAGATGGACAAGGCGTGCACCGCGGGCGACATCATCCCCGTGCTGCGGGTGCTGCCCGATATGATGTTTGAGACCACCTTCCAGGCCGCCGCATCGGCGATCAAGCTGGGCGACAAGGTGACGCTGCACACCGACGGCCTACAGGTCACCGCTACCAAGACGAACGGTGTGGCCGAGGTGGTTGGCATGGACGGCACCGCCGCAGGCGACCGGGTGCGCGTCCGTTTCCCCGCCGTAGTCAATATCACGCAGAGCGGCGGTTAACAGAAGGGAGAGAAGATATATGGCTGGCATTACGTTTACCGAGGGCTCCGGCCTCCAGGACAGCATTTTTGGCAAGTCCCAGGCCCCGATCCGCATGTTCCTGGAGAAGCGGGGCGAGGCGTTCGAGCAGCAGAGCATGCTCAAGGAGCTGTTCAATATGGAGAACTCCAACAAATGGGCCGAGAAGATGGGCACCATGACCGCCATGGAGGGCTTCCAGCCCGTGGGAGAGAACGGAACCTATCCCCTGGACAGCATGCAGGAGGGCTTCGACAAAACCCTGGAGCACATGACCTGGAAGGACTCCTTCTCCATGTCCCAGGAGATTGTGGAGGACGCAAAGCTGATGGATCTGCGCAAGCGGCCCGCCCAGTTTATCGCCGGGTATTACCGCACCCGGGAGAAGTTCGGCGCGGCCCTGTACGGCGCGGCCATCACGGGCAAGACTTCTGTAAGCTTCCACGGCCGCACCTTTGACGCCAAGGGCGCGGACGGCAAGGCCCTGTTCGACAAGGCCCACCCCTCCGCCCTGGAGCGCAACAAGGGTACCCAGTCCAACCAGTTTGCGGACGCCTTCTCCAACGACGCCCTCGGCGCTATGGAGACGGCCATGCAGGACTTCCGGGGGGACAACGGCGAGATTCTGGACGTGGCCCCCGACACTATTCTGATCCCAAACAACTACAAGCTCAAGAAGGACGTGTTCGCCGCCATCGGCGCGGACAAGGACCCCACCACCTCCAACAACGGCTTTAACTATCAGTATGGCCGGTGGTCGGTGATCATCTGGCCCTACCTCAACCAGTTCATTACCGCCGATACGTCTCCCTGGGTGCTGCTGGACAGCCGGTACAACGAGCAGTACGGTGGTGCCATGTGGTTTGACCGCGTGCAGCTCAACGTGCGCAGTGAGATTGACCCCGGCAACGACGCCAACGTGTGGAAGGGCCGCGCCCGGTTCACTGCTGGTTTTAACGACTGGCGCTTCGCCGCGGTGGGCGGCGTGACGGGCGGCACTCAACTTATCGGCGGCTGACAGTACAAAGGCCGGGCGGCGGCAAATCCGCCGCCCGGCTTTCAGATAGGAGGGATAACATGACCGTATCACAGGTGATACAGGCGGTGGACGAGGTCAAGCCGAACGCCTTTTCCAACGAGGAAAAGACCCGGTGGCTCAATGAGGTGGAGGGAATGGTGCAGACGGAGGTGCTTCTGTTTGCCAGCGAGGAGGTCATCACCTATTCCTACGAGCAGGACAAGGACGCGGAGCTCCTGGTACAGCCGCCCCACGACAAGCTCTATCCGGCCTATCTGGAGGCCCGTGTGGACTACGCCAACGGGGAGTATGAAAAGTACCAGAACACGATGCAGATGTTTAACGCCTTTTTCGGCGAGTTTATCCGGTGGTTCGCCCTGACCTACAGCCCGGCGGACACCCACGGGGAGGTCTACTATGGAGTGTAACGAACAGGGAAAGCGCTGGCGCGGCTACTATATCACCGCCTACGGAATCGCCGTTAAGCACGGATTCAAGGGCACGGAGGCGGAGTGGCTGGAGACGTTGAAGGGCGACAAGGTGCAGCTCCGCTACAACGAGGACACCAAGACTCTGGAATGGAAATATGAGGACGCGGACGAATGGCTCGAACTCATGGATATCAATGCGCTCCAGGGAGAGGTCGTCACAGAGGTGCTCGAACAGGCTACCGCCGCAAAGGAGGCGGCGGAAACAGCACAGGCGGGTGCGGAAGCGGCGCAGGAAGCCGCCGAGTCGGCCCGGACGGGTGCGGAAACCGCCGCGGCCTCTGCGGCTGAGCAGGCGGCAGCCGCAGGAAAGAGCGCCGCGGCTGCGGCGCAGGATGCGCAGAATGCCGCAGCCGCGAAGACGGGAGCGGAGAGCGCGAGAGACGCCGCAGAGGCAGCAAAGAGCGAAGCGCAGGAATCGGCGGCTTCTGCCCAGGAGAGCGCCGCCACGGCGCGGCAGGAAGCAGGGAAGGCCGTGGACAGCGCCGCGGCGGCGGCGGGCAGCGCAGAAGATGCGGCGAAAAGCGCGGAGGCAGCGGAAGCTGCTCAAAAGGCGGTATCGGATTCGGCCACAGCGGCAGAAGCCGCGCGCAAGGCGGCAGAGGCGGCCGCGGCCCAGGCGGCCGGAGATGCGGATGCCGCAGAGGAAAGCGCATTGGCAGCAGCGGGCAGCGCCTCCACGGCGTCGCAAAAAGCGGAAGATGCAGGCGCGAGCGCGGTAGCGGCGGCGGGAAGTGCATCCCAGGCTTCCGAAAGCGCGGCCCAGGCAGGCAAGAGCGCAGAGGGGGCGGCGGCCTCCAGAGACGCTGCGGTTATGGCCCAGGGCAAGGCGGAGACTGCACGGACGGCGGCGGAATCTGCAAAGACAGCCGCAGAGGCGGCGAGAGATTCCGCGGTCACGGCTTCGGAGACAGCGGTGAGTGCGAAGGAAACCGCAGTCAGCGCCAAGAACGGCGCAGAGGCGGCGGCTGGAAATGCAAGTGATTCCGCCGGAGAGGCTGCGGCCAGCGCGGAGCTGGCCGGGCAAAAGGCTGCCGCGGCGGAGAAGAGCGCGGAAGCGGCTGCCGCCAGCGCCGCATCCATCGGTCAGGCGGAGGAAAATGCCGCGGCATCCGCCACGGAGGCGGAGAGCTGGGCGGTGGGCGGAACCGGAACGCGGGAAGGGGAGGACACCAACAACGCCAAATACTGGTCTGCACGGGCCCAGGACGCGGCGGGCGGCGGTGTGACCTCCTTCAACAACCGGACAGGAGCGGTGAAACCGGCCAAGGGAGATTACACCGCCAGTCTTGTGACCTTCACCGACGGACAGACCTTCCAGGAGAAGTATGAATCCGGAGAGCTGACAGGCCCCGCCGGAGCAGACGGCGCGCCAGGTTCCCCCGGCCCAGCCGGGGCACCGGGCGAACAGGGGCCTTCTGGCCCGGCTGGCCCCACGGGCCCCCAGGGGCCCAAAGGTGATCCCGGAGAGGCCGGGGCGGATGGAGCACAAGGCCCACAGGGCCCGGAAGGGCCTGCTGGGCCGACCGGCCCGAAGGGGGATCCGGGACAAGATGGGCCCGCTGGCCCGGACGGAGCAGATGGGGCACCCGGTAAGGATGCAACAATAAACGGTGTAAACGCTCTGACCATTCAGGGCGGCACACGGGTGAAAGCGACTCAACAGGGAAACACTCTGACATTGGATACACCGGACGCCGTCACTGTTTCCGGCGGCGGCACGATGCAGATGGGGGAGAGCCTGGGGGCCGGCCCCTACACCATTGAGGTGACAGAAGACGGAGAGGGCGGCGGCCTCTCCGCCGAACAGGTGGGCTACAGCAATACGGGCAGCGGCCTGGAGGCTACCAACGTACAAGAGGCCATAGACGAGCTGGCGGGGAAGGGCGGAGGCGAATACCTCCCTTTGACTGGCGGGACGCTCACAGGTAACCTCTTCCTGGGACAAAATACATCTAGTGCGGCTGGCCTGTTTTTTGGTGGGGTTAACGGAGCACAGGTTGTATTTGATTCCACCTGGGGGCTTAGAGTCCTCGCGGATACGATTATTTTTGGCCAGGACTCCAACGATCAGAAGTCGCTTATCTTCCATAGCGGCCAGATCAAAAACTTGTTATTGCCAGGAAGCCCAAGCGACGCCGCCAACAAGCAGTATGTGGATGGCTTGGTTGGTGACATCAATGCCATGCTGGATGCCATCAACGGGGAGGTGGTGTGATGTGGGCACTGTTGCGGATAAGCTAACCTATTTACAGGAGACGAAAGAGGCAATTCGGAAAGCAATTGAGGCGCAGGGGGGGACTGTGGCCGCGGGGCTCCCATTTCGTCAATATGCGGGATATATCACGCGCCTCACCCCGCCGAATGCTTTGGCGGTATCGGACGGTGACGTACAGGTTACCTGTAAGCTGGGCCACCCAGTACGGGTAGATGGGCCATTAGCCTACCCAACGGGTAAGACCTACTATCTGTCGCTAGAAGGGGACGGACTCCCTGAGATTGGGAATATGCGCTGCCCTAAAGGGGCGATTCTCTTAATTACCCCTCTATCGGCAGGAGGGAAAATCGCTGTAGAGGGTGGAGCGGAGGCACTTGGCACATCCTCTGATGGCGGCCAGACATACCGAATAACAGGAGATTTTCTGATTTTTAGCTCAGGTGGTATGCACAGCGGCGGGAGCATCAACTAAAGTAGATAACTACACGCACCACCTTCTTGGAGACATAAAAAGCCACCCCCGTCGGAGGGGGTGGCATGGACCAATGAAAGGTGAGGGGGTAAAAATGTTGGTCCGCGAAGTCATTATAGCATCCTGGAAGAGAATAGGCAAGCCTTCTAAGAAAGAGGAAGTGACGAATCAGTATGAAAAGAATCGACTTTGACAAGTACACCACCGCGGTCGCCAGCATCGGCATGTGGCAATGGGTGGAGGTGTAGCACATGGCTATCGTTGTAAACGGCAAAAAAGTTGCCGCGGTGGGCCTGCCTGGCAAGGACGGAGCTCCAGGGGCAGACGGCAAGGATGGTGCACCTGGAAAGTCCGCCTATCAGGCGGCAAAAGAGAAAGGATATACCGGAACCGAAGAGGAGTTTAACACCGCTCTGGCTGGTATGCAAAGTGCTCCATTCCTGCCGCTGAGCGGAGGAACAGTTGAGGGCGTCCTCGAAATTAGATCAGGGATTGAATTTGGCTATGGCAGCAATTCGATAGAACTATCTCCCTCATCTGCAAGTCGGCTTGAATTGGTGGCTAATGCTTCCGGCGGGTTCAGTGGCGGCTCGATTGGCGGAACAGTTGAGCTGATAGGGTTGTCCGCACCAACGGCATCCAATAGTGCCGCAAATAAGCAGTACGTGGACGAGCACGCGGGGGCAAGGGTTGCCACGGGGAGCTATGTAGGGACGGGGGATTATAACAGTGGAACCGGATGGGGGAGCAGTAACCCGACATCACTGACGTTTGACTTTGCCCCCAAGTTGCTTATTATTGGTTGGCAAGAAACACTGGATAGTGGTTTTTTCACCAGTAATTTAGGGGACACATCCAATAATTACTATTCTATATACACAGGAGCTTTAACGACACAGTTTAAGCAGTATAGAGGCTTTGGTGATCCGGACAGCAGTTATGCGAAGAAGTCTTCAGACGGTAAGACTATAACGTGGTATAGCACTCATCATGCTAACTCCCAAAGAAACGACAAAAGACACAAGTATTATTATCTTGCCATTGGCTGAAAGGAGGCCCATCTATGACCATCATCCAAATTGACCCGCTGGAAACCGGCCAGCACCCGATCCAGAGCCAGAGCGGGCGGAGCGCCTGCTGGCTGGATGACTACATAGAGGTGCCCGCCCACCTCCATGACGCGGTGTGGGCGACCTATGGCTGGTGTGACCTCCAGATTGAGGGGGACAAGCTGGTGGGCATCACGCCTACTGAGCGGCCTCCAGAGCCGGAGCCGGAACCCCAGCCGCCCCTCGCAGAGGACATCACTCTGGACATGCTGTCCGAGCACGAGGCGCGGCTGTGCATGCTGGAACTCACCGCTGCCACATGAGAAAGGAGACGCCATGACAACCGTATACAACCTCTGCAAGCTGCTCATTGACCGGGGCCGCACCGACGGCCTACAGGACAAGATGGATGTCTATCTCGCCGCCGACCGGCTCACCCCGGAGGAGTACCAGGAGCTGGCCGGGCTGCTGGCCCAGGAACAGTAATCAACAGCGGGATCGCTGGATAAAAGGATGTGAATCAAATGAGTAAGCTCATTACATACATCCCGCTCTCGTCCGTGGAGCGGATTGAGCTGAGAGTCACCAACTGCCGCAAGACACTTTCCCAGGTCAAGTCAGAGACTGGTGCCCACTATGTGTTGAATGGCGGCATGTGGAACCCAGATGGCTCGGCCTGCCCGCTGCTCAAGGTGGGTGGGGTAATGCGCTCCGGTACGCCCTGGAGGGCGGTGGGCTACGCCTGGGATAAGGGCCCGGACATCCACATGACCTCCGGGTACGAGGGAGCGGCCAACTTTATCGCGGTAACCGCCCTTATTTCCTCCGGTAAGCCGGTGGATAAGCCCTCCTACGGCTCGGCCCAGGGAGGCAAGCGGGGGCGCAGCGCCATTGGCCTGCGTGGTGGCAGTCTGGCCCTCTATTGCTCTGGCGATGGGACCGGAGACGCAGCCACGCCGGAAACTCTGAGGGACGAGCTGGCCGGGCTGGGCTGGTCCTCCGCCGTCATGCTGGATGGGGGCGGCTCCAGCCAGTGTGACTTTGGTGGCGAGCGCATCACCGCCAGCCGCAAGGTGCACAACTGGATTTGCGTGTATCTCAAGCAGGCGGAGCAGACACCGCCGGAAGAGGAGAGCAAGCCTATGAGTAAGCATACTGTATGCCTCGACCCCGGACACGGGCCGGGCAATGTCAACGGATCCCCGGACGGCACCTACAAAGAGTGGGAGTTTACCTGGGACATGGCCCAGCGTGTCAAGCCGCTGCTGGAGGCCAAGGGGGTGGGCGTGGTGCTCACCAAGACCGCAGACAATTACCCCAGCCTGACGGAGCGGGCCAACATCAGCAACAAGGCAAAGCCGGATTGCTTTGTGAGCATCCACACCAACGCCGCCGGGGAGGGGGGCTGGTCGAGCGCGTCCGGGCTGGAGATCTACACCAGCGCCGGGCCCATGACGGCACAGCGCAATGTGCTGGCCTCCGGCCTGGTCAACGCCTTTCACGCGGCGGGAGTGACACTGCGGAGTGAGCCCATCAAGCACGAGATGTATACCGTGCTTGCCAAGACGGACGCTCCCGCCTGCCTGATTGAGTACGGCTTCCACACCAACAAGGCCGACGTGGAGTACCTCAAAGATACGAAGTACCGGGACAAGCTGGCCGAGGCCACCGCAAAGGGCATCTGTGAGTTCCTGGGCGTAGCGTGGCAAGGCGAAACGGGAGCGGACAGCGCGGAGGACACCCCGGACGCCTGGGCCGCTGAGGCGTGGCAGAAAGCCAAAGACAAGGGAGTGCTGGATGGCACCCGGCCCCGCGATAATATGACCCGGCAGGAGCTGGCCGTCGTGTTGGATCGGCTGAATCTGATTTGATGGAGGTACATATCATGGACATTTCTTCTTTGGGTATCACCGGAGTGGCGGTTATCACTGTGATCTGCTTTCTGGTCGGCCAGGTGGTCAAGGCCACTGGACTGGACAATAAGTGGATTCCCATCATCTGCGGCGTATTTGGCGCGGCGCTGGGTATTCTCGGCATGTTTATTATGCCCGAGTTCCCGGCCAGCGATTACCTTACTGCCGCCGCCGTTGGGATTGTGAGCGGCCTCGCGGCCACTGGTATCAATCAGGTCTATAAGCAGTTGACTAAGGAGGGCTGATGCCCATGGAGTGGGTAGGCCCACTGATTTCCGGCGCGGCGGTCGTCCTGGTGGCTATCATCGAGGCGATTGCCGCGCGGGAACGGAAACGCATCAAAGCGGACAACCAGAAGAGCGATGCCCTTATGAATGGGGTACAGGCTCTGCTAAGACGTGAAATCATTGCCGAGTACAACCACTACTCCGAACAACGTTATATCCCGATTTATGGGATGGAGAACGTGCTGGACATGTACAATGCCTACAAGGAGTTGGGTGGGAATGGCATGGCGGCAAAACTGGTGGAGGCCCTGAAACAACTGCCCACAGAGCCGCCGGATAGAACGGAGGGTGGTTCAAATGCCGAGTAATCTGCTGAATGCTGACACCGGTTTCCCGGATTTAATGGGGAACCAGAGCACGGATGAGAAGTTCCGCATGGTGAGCGATTACCTATACATGCTGCTGGAGCAGCTTCGCTACTCAATGGCGAATCTTGGGCGGGAAAACTTCAACGACACCGCCTTTCAGGAGATTGCGGGCCTGATTACGGAGCCGGTTTATATCCAGCTCAAGGACGTGGAGGGAAACCTGTCCTCTCTGACGGTGACCGCGGAGCAGTTGATTTCCCGCATGACGGATGCGGAGGGAAACATTTCGGTTCTACAGCAAACCTCCACCAGTTTGACCAGCCAGGTGAGCGACCTGGAGGGGAACGTCTCCACATTGCAGCAGTCGTCCAAGGCGCTGGAGGTGCGGTTGACAAACGCGGAGGGAGACCTGTCCCGCATCACGGTAACCGTGAACGGCATCACGCAGTCGGTCAGCGACCTTGAGACCGGTCTAAGCCAAACCCTGCGCATCGCCCCCAATGGGGTGACCATCACCAACGCCAGAGGGGACACCCTCACCATCGACGGCGGACAGATTGACGCCACAAACCTGAACCTGTCCGGGCATATCACATTCAACGATTTCAGCTCCCGGTTGCAGGACGACTTCGATCATGTGGAGCAGACCGCGCAGGATGCCTATGATATCGCCGACAAAAACCGGCTGCCCAATTACATCAAATCGACTTACATTGATTCCACGGAGATCCGAAGCCCCACCATCAAGGCCAATGAGTTCAGCGTATACCCGCAGGCGGCGGGCGGCGGCAGCTTCAATATGTATGGTCAGTATAACGGTAGTCTATACCACATGCTGGAGATTTCCTATTTCGCAGGCAGCGCCCCATACGTCGATTTCTCCTCCCCTGCGGGCGCTTTGGCGACGTGGGATTTTCTGTCCACCACTGTACGCGGCAGCGTCGATTTCAGCAACGCAAATGTGCACGGGCTGGACGTGGAAGCCGTGTTCGCATAGGAGGCGGAAGTATGGCAAGTTTGAGTCTGAGCGGCGGTGAGGAAGAGTTTGGCTGGAGGATTACGGGGCTGGGCTCTGCCTTTAACCAGGCCAACGGCTATGTGGAGGCTGGCATCACAAAGTATCAGTTTACGCACTCATCCAGCAGTATTTCAGGTGTAGTGGACAGTGTGCGGGCCCCCGCCTCCGGGGGCTCCACCTCCACAACCCGGCGGTGGGTGGGCTACGACCCCGGTACCTACGATTTTTGGGGCTACACGCGGGTTAAGGATGGAACGTACTGGCCGGCCGGTTCCGGTACGGTTACGGTGGAAAGCCCGGCGGCGCAGAGGCCGGACGACTGGGACTGGTCTTCTGTGATCCAGGCCGGGCGTCCGGTGCGGATCTCCGCCTATGAGTGGAACCAGTTCTGTAACCGAATCAACGATTTCAGGCTTTATGTCGGGCTGCCGGAGTACGGGGCCTTTGAACGGGCCTATTCCGGAGACCCGATTACCGCTGAAATCGTGGAGCACGCGGTCTACGCGATCCGGGCGATGGACCCGCCCGTTTCTACCCCCCGCGCCCCGGCCAGAGGCGACCTGATGCGGGCGAGCATTTTCCTGGATCTGATGGACTCTCTCAATTCAATTTGACTAAGGAGGCACAAGTATGAACGACGCGCGGAACGAAATCAATAACGCCTACAATTTGCTGGCGGCCCTTCCGGTGCGGGGCGACGCGGTGGACGTGGTCGCGGCCTGCCGGATGGCGCTGCGCCGGGCCCTGGAGCTGATGGCTTCCCAGCAGTCCGGCGATACGGAGCCCGGCGGGGACGCGAAGGAGGAGTGAGCATGCTCCCGGATATGGTACACGCCGACGGCATCCGCAAGTATGGGCAGACCCGCTTCGGAGGCTATGACCACCGGCTGGCCGCCGGAGACGGGACGCTTTGGGACATGAAGAACCTGACCAGCGACCTCGCCCCGCTGCTCTCCGCACGGCGGCCCCGGTATCTGGTGGAGACCCTGGCAAAGCCCAACGGCCTGTATGCAAAGGACGGGCTGTACTGGGTGGACGGCACGGGCTTCTACGCCGGGGGAGAGAAAAAGGGCGACGTTGCGGACGGGCGCAAGCAGTTTGCCGCCCTGGGGGCCTACATCATCATCCTGCCCGACAAGGCGTATTACGACCGCCTGACGGGGGAGTTCGGCAGCCTGGAGGCGGGCTGGAGCGGGAGCGCGAAGATTCAGGACGGCACCTACGCGGAAGAGGAGGCCGAGGCCAACACCATCTACGCCTCCGGGGCCGACTGGGATTCCATCTTCAAGGTGGGGGACGCGGTGACCATATCCGGGGCAAAGACCCACGAGAGCAACAACCAGACCATTGTCATCCGGGAGATTGATGGGGACAATCTGCGATTCTATGAAAACTCCTTCACCATCAACAAGGGCGGCGACACGGAGGAGCTGACGGTCAGGCGGGAGGTGCCCGAGCTGGACTTCCTGTGCGAGAACGAGAACCGCCTGTGGGGCTGCAAGGGCGACACCATCTACGCCTCCAAGCTGGGCGATCCCTTCAACTGGAATGTGTTCGACGGAGTGAGCACCGATTCCTACGCGGTGGACGTGGGCAGCGCCGGGGACTTTACCGGGTGCTTTGCCTATCGGGGCTACCCGGTGTTCTTCAAAGAGGAACAGATTTACAAGGTCTACGGGGACAAGCCCAGCAACTTCCAGGTAATGAGCAGCGCGTCCCTGGGGGTGGAGGCGGGCAGCCATGCCAGTCTCGCCATTGCGGGGGAGACGCTGTACTATCTGAGCCGGGTGGGGGTGGTGGCCTACTCCGGCGGTATCCCGCAGAGCGTCGCCGCCCCCTTCGGGACAGACCGCTACCGCAACGGCGTGGCGGGCAGCGACGGGGTGAAGTATTACGTCTCCCTGGAGGACGGCACAGGCGCGCACACCCTCTTTGTCTACGACACCCAAAAGGGCGTGTGGCACAAGGAGGACAGCCTGGAGGCCGTGGGCTTCGGGTGGGACACGGAGCTGTACTTCCTGGGGGCGGACGGCAGGCTGTGGCTCAACGGAAACACCCGCACCGTACCGGAGGACGCCGCGCCGGAGGGCGCGGTGGAGAGCATGGCGGAGTTTGCTGACTTTACCGAGGGCGACGCCAACAAGAAGGGCACCGCCAAGCTCCAGGTACGCATGGAGCTGGACGCCGGGGCGTCGGTCAAAATCGAAATGCAGTTTGACAGCGACGGGGAGTGGCGGGAGGTGACCACCCTCTCCGCCACGGTGAAGCGGAGCTTCTACCTGCCCATCATCCCCCGCAGAAGCGACCACTTCCGCATCCGCTTTTCCGGCACCGGCGGGTGGCGGCTCTATTCCCTGGTGCGGGAGAGCTATTCCGGCAGCGAGCTCAAGAGCAGGCCGGGGCGGCAATAAGAAAGGAGAACCCTATGGCAAAAAGCAGATATACCTATGACCAGTTCCGGAAGTCGGCGCAGGACAGCGGGCTTTGGGGCCAGTTCTCCCAGGCCGACCTCTCGATGGCCCAGCAGAACCCGGATTTCGGCATGTCCATCCTGAAAACCAAGCAGGACTACCGGAACGCCACCACCGACGAAGCGAGGGCTGCGGCCCACCGGCAGGCGGACGCCCTGCGCAGCTCCTGGGGTGGATACACCGGGGGCGGGAATGGCGGCAGCTTTGTCCTTGACCCCATGTCGCCCCGGAACTTCGAGTATGAGGCGGCCCCCACCTATGAAAGCCGCTATGACGACACCATACAGGATTTGATCGCGGGGCTTCTGGATCGGCCGGACTTCTCCTACGACCCGGCCACCGACCCCCTCTACCAGAACTACCGCAAGCAGTATACCAGGGAGGGCCAGCGGGCCACGGCGGACGCCCTGGGCGCGGCGGCGGCCGCCTCCGGCGGAATCCCCTCCTCCTATGCCAACGCCGCCGCCAACCAGGCGTCCAACTACTACGCGGCACAGTTGACCGACAAGATTCCCGACCTCTACCAACTGGCCTACAACCAGTATCTGAACGACTACAACATGGATTTGAGCAACCTTGGGGTTGTCCAGGGGGCGGAACAAAGCGACTACGACAAATACCTTAACCAGCTCAACCAGTACAACACCGACCGCAATTTCAGCTACGGGCAGTTCCTGGATGAGCTGTCGTCTCAGAACCAGCGGCGTACCGATGCGCTGAACGAGGCGGTTCTGCGGGCGGAAATGGGCGACTACGGTGGATATGAAAGTCTGGGCTGGGACACTAGCAACATTCCGGCAGAGATAGAGCGGCAACTTACTCTTGCGCAGCTCGGCGCGCAATATGGGGATTACAGCGGCCTGAATGGGCTTGGGATCGACACCTCCAATAATCCGACGGATTATGATCGCCGGTATAATCTGGCCCTCCTGCAAGCGCAGTACGGCGATTTCTCCGGCCTGCGTGAGCTGGGCGTGAACGTCAACCCCGGCGCGCTGGCACAGTTTGAACTTGCGGCCAATCCGCCCAGGAGCAGCGGCGGGAGCGGTTCTTCCCGGAGCGGGCGATCCAGCGGCACCAGCGGCACTGAAAAGCCTGTTCTGACTTACACTCAGATGATGGATGCTATTGAAAAGAAGCAGATTACGCCGACGGTCAAAGCCGCATGGCAGTATTATATGGGAGAAGCATGGCCGGAGGACAACACTAGCGGAGACTCTGGTGGGACACAGCTTAACCCCTATGCACAGCAACTTCAAAATAGTCTGCTCCAAGGTGGGGCTGGCATAATCAATATGTGGCCGGGCACGACACAACAGGTTAACAAGAGCAGCAGCGGTCTTTCTCCGGCGGCACAGAACATCCTCAATAGTTACCAGCATGTGAATCCTGGCACATCTTCCAATGTTGCCGAGGTATTTGCAGACCGGATTGAAACAGCCCTGAGAAATGGAAGCATCACGGAACAGGATGCGAGCTATCTCCTTGGGGTGCTCGGAGTATAAGGAGGCTGGAATATGGCGAGTATCCAGGAGCGTTTGAACCGCCTGCGTGGGGAAAGCAGCGAAGCGTCGGTATATGAAAGGCTGAATCATCTGCGCCAGATTGGGCAAAGTCAGGAGACGGAGAGTGCCGCAGGCGGCGCGGGGCCCGCTCCGGCGCAGCGGACGGTAAAATCCGCCCCGCCCGCCGCGCTGCCTGAGAGCAAGGGGAAAGCCCTGACCCTGCCCAAAGCGGGAGAGAGGGGCTTCCTGGCGGGCGGGGTGAGCGTGGAGGGCTCCCCATTCCTGTATGGCAGCGAGCGGGCGGCAGCCGCTCTGCTCGGCGCGGGAGAGGGCGTTACGGACTTTATCGGCAGCGGCTTCTACAAGGGAGTGCAGGGCATCAGCTCCCTGGGTGGTCTAGCCCCCAACCCGGTATCAGAGTGGGCCGGGCGCAACGCCGACGCCTTCCTGGAGAACAGCGTCACGCGGGACTATGAGGATAGCATCCGTGAGCGGTACCGGCCCAGCCAGGGGGCGGAGAATGTAACCGGCATCGGACAGACCATCGTGCAGATGCTCCCCGGTATTGGTGCGTCCAAAATCGTTTCCGCAGCAGGGAAGGGGCTCAACGCCGCCCAGGCGATTTCCCGCGGGGAGAACGTAGGCCGGGCGCTGTTCGGCCTCCAGGCGGCGGGCAACTCGGCCAGCCAGGCGAAAGCGGAGGGGGCGGACACCGGGCAGGCCCTGGCCTTTGGCGCGGCCTCCGGGGCCCTGGAGACAGCCATTGAGGGCATCGCGGGCGGTATTCCCGGACTGGGCGGCGGCAAGGTGGGGCAGATTGCCGAGGCGGTCAAGGCAAGCCCCCTGGTCAGCCGGGCCTTGGATATCGCAGGCGAGGGCGGCGAGGAGGCGCTTTCCACCGTCCTAACCCCCTATTTGCAGCGGGCCATTTATGACCCGGACGCCCCCAACGCCACGCCGGAGGAGATTGCACAGAGCGCGCTCATGGGCGCCGTGGCCGCCGGAGTGCTCCAGGGCGGCCTGGAGCTTCCGGGGACAATCTCGGATATCTATTCCACCCGGCGCAGCATTGGTTCCAACGCGGAGATCACGGCCAGGGCCGGGGAACGGTTGAGTACGCCCGCTTACCGAGATGTGGCGGACAACCCGCTCGCCACAATGCTCCCCACCGGGGAAGAGGCGCTGGCCGGAAAGCGGGCCTATTTGCCCGGCTCCCCCGTCTACCAGCGCAGCGCCGTTGACAATCCGTCCGAGGCGGGCTATGATGGAGGCAATCAGACCGAAACAGGAGGGGTGACCTATGAGCGAGGAAAAGAAACATCTGCCTCCCTTGAAGGAGTACATGGAGCTTCTTTACAGGCGGAAACTCCCGGCTCCGAAGAAACATACCGAGGAAGAATGGGCGGAGTTCTGGAGGAAGGCAGACGAGTACAACAGCCAGAAGCATGGGCCCAAGGACACATAATCAGAACCCCGTCTGCACAGGCACAAAACGCGGCTTCGCGCGCAAAACAGTATTCCAGCGATGTGTTCATTGTGGATGACGCCGCATTAAAGGCTAGGAACCCCAATGCGTGGGCTGTAACAAACGGAGGGAAAATCTATATTTCTGACGCTGTCCCGGCAGAACTAGCGGATGCAGTTGGGTACCATGAGTCTGTTCACGTGCTTCGGCAGCAGGATAACGAGGCATATCATGGATTTTTATCTGATGAATCCCGCCTTTTGAATCGCTCCAGTGAAACGGCGATGGACTTGCTCGATCTTGTAGTTGACGCTAGGTTTGCGGGGAAAAGCATCATGGATCTCACCCCAGAAGAAGCCGCAATTGCTTATGACGAACTCAATGCTCTGGTCTGGGGCTACTACAAGGCAGACCCGGAGAACGCCCGTGCGCAGTTTTCCGGGGCGTTCCAGGATTACGATGCGTACATCCAAGAGCTGGATACCATCATGGAAGGTGCGAGGCAGCCAGTGGAGAACCAGACTGGCGTCGGGCCGGCCCAGGCGCAGGGCCCTGAGAGCTCGGTGGGGGCGGTGCCAGATGTCTATGACTTGCTGGGTTCAGGCAGCGCGAATCTTCCTGAAAACGCGGTCGGCGCCAATAAAGCAGGCCCGTGGGCATTGTTCCAAGCATCCAGGAGCGAGTTCTTCCCCGAGGGAGCCAACGCGGCCCGGCCGGTGGACGTTCCCACCACAGACCCCCAGGGCCGCCGCATCCGCAAGACCGCCTCCACCGCCATGGGCGCAAAGGCCATCCCCGACGAGGTGGTGGGGGACATCCAGAACATGGTGCTGCGCGGGGAGCTGTCCTATGACAGAGTGAGCGATAAGTCGTCGATAAACCGGGCAATCAGAACTATAAAGGAAAAGGAATTTTGGGGTGCACTTGAGGAGTTTCGAAACTCGGTGAGCAAGGGCGTCGTGTCCAAAGACATCGCTACCCTGGGCCAGCAGCTTCTCATCAACGCCGCCAACGCGGGAGACGGGAAGGCCACGGCGGAGCTGCTTTCCCTCTACGCGCAGATGGAGACCACCGCCGGTCAGGCGGTACAGGCGGCCTCCATCCTGCGCAAGCTGGCTCCCAGTGACCAGCTTTACGCCGCCAAGCGCGTGGTGAGCGAGCTGGAAAAGACCATCCAGAAAAACTACAAGGATTTGGAGATCACCATTGACCCGTCGTTGATTGAGGAGTTCAACCAGCAGACCGACCAGGCGGGCCGGGACGCGGTGCTGGACAAAATCTATCAGAACGTGGCTGACCAGGTGCCCGCCAAATGGAAGGATAAGTGGAACGCCTGGCGGTATATGGCAATGCTTTTTAACCCCAGGACACACATTCGGAACATCGTGGGCAACGTCGGATTCCAACCGCTGCGCTGGACAAAGGACCGGGTGGCGGCAACCATCGAGGCGGGGGTCTCCAAGGTCAGTGGCGGAAGGCTGGGACGCACCAAGTCGTTCGCGGCCAATCCCGCGCTCTATAAGGCTGCGTGGGCCGATTGGTCAAACGTGCGGGACGTGCTTTCCGGGAACAAGTATGACGACATTCGAACGGAAATCAACAGCCGCCGCCGTATTTTCCGAACCGCCCCTCTGGAGGCGGGCCGCAAGATAAACTCCTGGGCCCTGGAGGCGGAGGACGCCATTTTCAAGCGTATCACCTACGCCGACGCTTTGGCCGGCTATCTCCAGTCCAACGGCGTGACGGCGGAGCAGATGCGGAACAACACGGTGGACACGCAGCTTCTCAGCCGGGCGCGGGACTACGCGGGGCGGGAGGCACTGAAGGCCACCTATCAGGATCGGAACAAGGTGTCGGACAAGGTGGTGCAGATCGCCCGCGCCCTGGGGCCCGCCGGTGAGGCCGTCCTGCCCTTCAAGCGCACCCCGGCCAATATCCTGGTGCGGGGCATGGAGTACAGCCCGGCTGGGCTGGCAAAGACCCTGACCTACGATCTGATACAGGTAAAGCGCGGCAAGCTGACGGGAGCAGAGGCCATCGACCACATCGCCTCCGGACTCACCGGCTCGGGGCTCATGGCGCTGGGCGCGTACCTGTTCGCCCAGGGGATTGTCACCAGCGGCGGTGGGGACGACGAGGGGCAGGACACCCTCAACGATCTGACAGGTGTTCAGAATTACGCGCTGAACCTGCCCGGCGGCGGAAACGTCACGCTGGACTGGCTGGCCCCGGAGGCCCTGCCCTTCTTCATGGGCGTGGAGCTGATGGATTCCGCGGGGCAGGGAGGAAGCACGGCGGAGAGTATTTCCACCGCCCTGAAATCCATCTCCGACCCCATGCTGGAACTGTCCATGCTCCAGTCCCTCAACGATGTAATTGACAGTGTTTCCTTCTCGGAGAACAAGCTGGGGGCGCTGGTTTCCTCCGCGCTGGTCAGCTACTTCACGCAGCCAATCCCCACCTTTGGCGGACAGATTGAGCGCTCCGCCGAGGACGTGCGCATGACCACCTACACCGACAAGAACCTGCGGTTGCCAACCGATCTCCAGTATGCCATTGGCCGGGCCAGCGCCAGGATACCCGGATGGGACTACCAGCAGATGCCCTACATCGACGCATGGGGCAGGGAGGACAGCAGCGGGCCCCTCTGGTTGCGCATGGCAAACAATTTCCTCAATCCGGCCTATACCTCCAACAAGCAGGTGACGCCGGTGGACGAGGAGATACAGAGGATTTATGACCAGACAGGAGACGCCTCAGTGGTTCCCCAGCGGCCGGAACGCTACATCACCGTGGACGGGGAACGGATTGACCTGAGCAAGGAGAAATACGAGCAGTACGCCACCAAGCGGGGTCAGATGCAGTTTGAAATGCTGGGGAACATCATAGACAACCCGACGTACCGGAGCATGAGCGATACCGACAAGGCGTTTGTCATTGACAGCGTCTATGAGTATGCGGACAAGACCACAAAGTCTGAGATCAGCAGCTACAGGCTGGACGGATGGGTAAAGACAGCGGCGCACAGCGACCTATCCCCGGAGGACTATATCCTGTTCCGGGCCGCCATCACAGACATTGAGGGAGAAGACCGAAAAGACCGGATTATGTCCGTCATAGACCGCATGAACGTGAGCGATGAAGTGAAGGACGACTATTACTACGCAGCAGGTTACAAGGAGTCGACCATCGACGACGCGCCGTGGCATAGCCGGTGGTAAATATGGCAAAGGCTTTGATTCGGTTCCCCGGAAGGCTGGAGGAGCTGACCACCACCGAAATGAAGCACTCCATCCGCGAGGCCAACCTGGGGAAAGACGACACACGGATCGCGGAGCTCTATCTGCTGGAGCGAAAGCCTCAGATTGATGTTGCCGACTGCTGCGAAATCGACCGGAAAACGATTCACCGCCACATGCCTTTTATCTGTGAAAAGGTGGAGTTCACGGCCTCAAAGCTGGGCTTCCTTCAAAAAGGTACATAACGCCCCATAACTTCCGCTGGGATGTCCCCCGGCGGAAGTTTTTTTGTGCGACAATATAGACATGGAGGACGTGAGGATACAGGGTTGGTACACGTCGCCGCCCTCCTCACGGACTCCTTATTTTTATGGACAAGGACGTGTTGGATATGACTTTAATCGAGAGGATGGTAGCCGCCGGGATGTCCCGCGAGTGCGCCGCCGAAACGGCGATGTGGTACATGGCGCAGGGGGATGACGAGGGCCTGGAGGCATATGTGACAGCATTGGAGGGAAAACATGGGATTCATTCAGCATAACGAAAACCCAGACGGACGCAACGTAGGGGACTGCACCATCCGGGCCATTGCAAAGGCTCTCGGACAGAGCTGGGAGGAGACCTATGTGGGCGTCGCCCTCCAGGGCTACATGATGCGGGATATGCCGTCGGCCAACCATGTGTGGGGGGCCTACCTGCGCAGCCGTGGCTTTGACCGGGACATGATACCCAACTCCTGCCCGGACTGCTACACGGTGGCCGATTTTGCCGCGGAGCATCCCGAAGGCACCTATATCCTGGCCCTGTCCGGCCATGTGGTGTGCGTGCAAAACGGAGATTGGATCGACACCTGGGACAGCGGCGGGGAGATACCGCTCTACTACTGGCACAAGGAGGCGTGACCCATGAGCTACCCTTACTATGGATACCAGCAGCCGCAATTCTACCAGCCGCCCATGCCGGATCAGCTTGCACAGCTCCGTGGGGCACAGTTTCAGCCCATGCCCCAGCAGATGCCGCAGGCACAGCCCCAGCAGGCGCAGGCCAGCGGCCAGAGCATGGTATGGGTGAGCGGTGAGGCGGAGGCAATGGCCTATCTGGTGGCCCCTAACAGCGCCGTGGCGCTTTGGGACAGCAACTCACCCACCATCTATCTCAAGCAGGCGGATGCCAGCGGGAAACCGTCCATCAAGGTATATGACCTCGTAGAGCGCACCAGCGGGGCCAGAACGGCGCAAGCCCCACAGGGCGTGGAGTTTGCCACAAAGGCCGATCTGGAGGCCCTGGCGGCCCGTGTGGACGCGCTGGCGGCCCCGAAAACAACTGCGAAGAAGAACGCGAAGGAGGATGCAGAATGAATCCCTTTTTCGGAGTCATGGGCGGCGGTGGCCGCCCCAACATGATGCAGCAGTTCCAACAGTTTATGCAGCAGATGAAGGGCAAAGACCCCAATGCTATCATCAATGAAATGGTCTCAAGCGGAAAAATCTCGCAGGAACAATTAAACCACGTCCAACAGCAGGCCCAGCAGATGTCGGGCATGTTTGACGGGATGCGGGGAATGTTCGGCAAGTGATCAAAATCCCGGCCGGGTTTTGAAAATAAAAACAAAGGAGAATTTACATGAGTCTTTCTTCTGACGGCGGCACCGTTATGACGATGCCGGTTCAGCCTGCCTATCAGGGCGGCAACGGCGGTTTTGGATGGGGCGGCGACTGGTCCAGTTGGATCATCCTATTCCTTATCTTCGGACTGTTCGGCGGCTGGGGCGGCTATGGCGGCTTCGGCGGCGGGAACGGCGTGAACGGCCCCGGCTTCCAGGGGTACGCTACCCGCGCTGATATCAACGAGGGCTTTGCCCTGAACGGCCTCCAGAACGGTCAGACCTCCATCCGGGACGCCGTGACCAGCGGATTCCACGGCGTGGACACCGCCATGTGTAACCTGGGCTATCAGACCCAGGCGGGCTTCAATGCCCTGGGTGCTCAGTTGGCTTCCTGCTGCTGCGACACCCGGGAGGCGATTCAGGGGGTGCGGTACGACCTCGCCACCACCGCCTGCGCTACGCAGAACACCATCCAGAACACCACTCGAGACATCATCGACAACGCCAACGCCAACAGCCGGGCGATTTTGGATTTCCTGACCCAGGACAAGATCGCCACGCTCCAGGCGGAGAACCAGTCCCTCAAATTGGCTGCCTCTCAGGCCAACCAGAACAGCTATCTGACCGCCACGCTGGATGCGCAGACCAATGAGCTGATCCGCCGGATCAGCCCGTCCCCGGTGCCTGCCTACCAGGTGCCCAACCCCTATACCGGCTGCTGCGGCTACAATAACTGCGGCTGCTAAAACCCAATACATCAACTTCCGAGGATTCCTTGGATGTTCGGCCCCGTGCCGATATTGAGACAAATGCGGCGGGGCAATCGTCCCGCCGCTATTTTTTCAGAAAGGATTGAGATTATGGCTGAATTTACTAGCGTATTTGTTCAGCAGGTGGCCGCCGGGCAGAATGTGGCTTTTACTGAGACGCCTGTCAGTGGCTCTAACTGCATTGTCCACCGGGATGGCGCTGGGATTGTCACCCTCCGGGGGCAGACCAACCAGTGCCGCGCCCGCTACAAGGTCGTGTTTGGCGGAAACATTGCGATTCCCACTGGCGGGGCAGTTGGCCCGATTTCCCTGGCGATCGCCGTTGAAGGAGAGCCCCTGGGCAGCGCCACCGCCACGGTGACCCCCGCCGCAGTAGGCGATTTCTTTAATGTATTCGCTGCGGTATTTGTTGAGGTTCCGCGCGGTTGCTGCGTGACGGTGGCAGTACGCAACATCAGCACAGAAACGATTGAGGTCAGCAACGCGAACCTCATTGTTGAGCGCGTAGCCTGAAAGGAGAGGATACTATGAAAGCACTATACGAGCTGAAAGAAAAATTCGAGATGGAGCTGGAAGAGCTGGCCCGGAAGGGTGAACTGGGTGCGGGCGACCTGGAGCTGGCCCACAAGCTCACTGACACCATTAAGAATATCGACAAAATCTGTGCACTGGAGGAGGACGGCGGCTACTCTGGCGACTCCTATAGCCGCGGCTCCAGCTACCGCCGCCGCCACTACGTCCGCGGACACTATAGCCGTGATGGCTACAGCAATGACCGGGGTGGCTATAGCCGTGACGGCGGGTATTCCCGGCATGACGCCGTCGAGGCCATGATGGAGCAGGCCCGCGATATGATGGAGAGCGCGACCAACGAGAGGGACCGCGAAGCCATCCGTCGTTTTATGACTGAGCTGGAACGAGATTGATAAAGGCGACAATAAGAACACCGCCCGTTAATAGGGCGGTGTTCTCTTACCTATGGCATTTGAAAATCCGTTAGCATTTTTGTTAGCATTTTCTTTTTCAAAATGGTATTTTTAAGTATCCGACTTGTTATCGTAGCTCTCATTTATGAAACTTCAAAAACGCCCGCAAACCATTGAAAAATAAAGAAAAACTCCGAAACCCTTATCGCTAAAGGCTTCGGAGCTTTGGCAGCGGGTGAAGGATTCGAACCC